GCCATCGACACGTCCGGCTATATTCTGCCGTCCGTAAAGGTGCCGGGCCGCCGTGGCCGCAAGCCGAAAGAATTTCAGCCTGAGAACGACGAAATCGCCGCACTCAATGCGGTCGAGCGCGCTGAACTGAAAGCGGTTGATAAAGCCAAGGCCAAGGATCGCAAGGCCAAGGAAAAGGCCTTGCTTAAAGACGCTTTTTCGTCGGATACCGAAGCGACCGAAGAAGAGCTTGAGCGTCGTCGGCAAAAGCTAAAGACCCTGATCAAGCAAGGTAAAGAGCGCGGTTTCCTGACTTTCTCGGAAATCAACGACCATTTGCCTGAAAATATCGTTGATCCAGAAGCCATTGAAGGCATCATCGGCACCTTCAACGACATGGGTATTTCCGTGTACGAACACGCTCCCGACGCTGAAACATTGTTGCTTTCCGATAATGTTGCCAATGTCGCCAGTGATGATGATGCCGAGGCAGCTGCTGAAGCGGCGCTGTCGACGGTCGATTCTGATTTTGGACGTACTACCGATCCAGTGCGCATGTATATGCGTGAAATGGGTTCGGTCGAGCTGCTCACACGTGAAGGCGAAATCGAAATCGCCAAGCGTATTGAAGACGGCCTCAAGGACATGATTCAGGCGATTTCCGCATGCCCGACCACGATTGCTGAAATCTTGGTGGCGGCTGAAAAAATCTCCAAGGATGAAATCAAGGTCGACGAAATCGTTGACGGTCTGGTTGATTTGAGCGCAGGCGAAGATCCTGTTGTCAGCGCCGCTGCCGCATCCGATGAAGAGGAAGACGACGAAGAAGAAGACGACGAAGAAGAAGACGAAGAAGAAGGCGAGAGCAACAGCTCCGGCGCTGCTGGATTTTCGGCCGAGCAGCTGGAACAGTTGAAGCGCGATGCGCTTGGCAAGTTCGCCACGATTTCGACGCAATTTGACAACATGCGCAAGGCCTTCGAAAAAGAAGGCTACAACTCCAAGCCTTACGTCAAGGCGCAGGAAATCATTTCCAATGAGTTGTTGGGTATTCGTTTTACTGCCAAAGTTGTTGAAAAGCTGTGTGACACGCTGCGTGCGCAAGTTGATCAGGTGCGTCAGATCGAACGTCAGATTCTCGATGTGGCAGTCAACAAGTGCAATATGCCGCGCACGCATTTCATCAAAGTATTTCCTGGCAATGAAGTGAACCTCGACTGGGTCGATGGTGAAGTCAGTGGCAATCATGATTACAGCGTTGTGCTCAGCCGTAACGTACCAGCCATCAAGGAATTGCAGCAAAAATTGATTGATCTGCAAGCGCGCGTTGTACTGCCGCTGCCAGATCTGCGCGGCATCAACAAAAAGATGGGCGCTGGTGAGAAAAAGGCGCGGATGGCCAAGCGCGAAATGACCGAGGCCAATTTGCGCCTGGTGATTTCGATCGCCAAGAAGTACACCAACCGCGGTCTGCAATTCCTCGATTTGATTCAAGAAGGTAATATCGGCCTGATGAAGGCGGTGGACAAGTTTGAATATCGTCGCGGTTACAAATTTTCGACTTACGCCACATGGTGGATTCGTCAGGCGATTACTCGCTCGATCGCTGACCAGGCGCGCACCATCCGTATTCCGGTGCACATGATCGAAACGATCAACAAGATGAACCGCATTTCGCGTCAAATCTTGCAGGAAACCGGTGCCGAGCCTGATCCAGCAACGCTGGCGATCAAGATGGAAATGCCGGAAGATAAGATCCGCAAGATCATGAAGATTGCCAAAGAACCGATCTCGATGGAAACACCGATCGGTGATGACGATGATTCGCACTTGGGCGACTTCATCGAAGACAACAACACATTGGCCCCGGCCGATGCGGCGTTGCATGCTTCGATGCGTGGTGTGGTCAAAGACATTTTGGATTCATTGACGCCACGTGAAGCCAAAGTGTTGCGCATGCGTTTCGGTATTGAAATGTCTACCGATCATACGTTGGAAGAAGTTGGTAAGCAGTTTGACGTTACGCGCGAGCGTATTCGTCAAATAGAGGCGAAAGCGCTGCGCAAGCTGCGTCATCCGTCCCGCTCCGACAAGCTCAAGAGCTTCCTGGAAGGGAATTAAGTTTTGTTGAGGGCTTAGTCCCTCAACATCAGGCCCCCTAGCTCATGCTTGGTTAGAGCAGCGGACTCATAATCCGTTGGTGCCGTGTTCGACTCACGGGGGGGCCACCAGAATTTTTAGTAAAAACAAGGGGTTACGTTTTCGCGTAGCCCCTTTTTTTGTATGTTATTTGAAAAGTATCAACGAAGTGTCAACCGAGATTTAGCCGTGCTAGAGGATTGAGCTGTCGGGTTTCTTGAAGATGTTCCGGTGACAGGTGTGCGTAGCGCATAGTCATCACTAGACTTTGATGGCCCAGTACTTTTTGCAGTGCAAGAATGTTGCCGCCATTCATGATGAAATGGCTTGCAAAAGTATGTCGCAGTATGTGGGTCATCTGTCCTGCCGGCAAATCTAATTCTGCGACTTTTAAGCCTTGGCGAAAGGATGCATACGCATCTTTAAATAATCGTTCACCCTCGCCATTTTCATCAAAATGCGTTTTTAGTTCATCTTCAAGTCGCTTTGTGATTGGCACAGAGCGTGCCTTGCTCGACTTTGTTTGGACAAATTGTATAGAGCCATTTTTGATTTGTGAGGCGCGAAGGTCTTCTGCTTCCCCCCAGCGCGCTCCTGTTGCTAGGCATACACGGGCGACAAGGCAGACATGTTGGCTTTTCGTAGTTTTTAGAGCATTAAGTAGTTTGATAATGTCGTCTGGTGCAAGATATGAAAGTTCTCTCTCTTGGATTTTGAATGCCCGTAATTTTTTGAGCGGGTTCTCTTTTTTCCAGTGATCTAGCCTAATCATCTCATTGAAGACTGCTCGCAGGTATGCCTGTTCGCGGTTCATGTTGCTCGCACTGATTCCCGCTTTGATTCGATTTGCCCTGTACTCGGCAAATTTGTCAGCACTAAATAAATCGGCCCGAGGATTGCCCATTGCTTCGCACATTGCCAACAGTCTTCGGTGAGTATCTTCGCCTGCACGCAATGCCGATCCGTGATGTCTGAACCATAATGCAACGAGGTCCGACAACTTACGCTGGTCTTTTTTTGCGGGAGTCCATTCGGGTGCTTCTTGTACTTTTGCCTGAATGTGGCGTTCCCATGCGAGCGCTTCTGCCTTTGTAGGAAAGGTTTTCTGGACTCTCTTGCCGCTTCGTCCACCTGGCTGAATATTGACTTGCCATCCAGTATTAACTGGCTTTATCGTCATTTTTAGCTCTTTGTTTCAATACCATAGTTGTTAAACGTTCTACTTCCTCCTGTAGCAATCCTTTGTCAGCGTATCTAATCACTCCACCCTTAAAAGGGAAAACGAAATCCGAGTCCATTCTGTGATGCACTAGATATTTTTCAACTTCGGTTAGCGACATATTTGCAATCATGTCTAGTTGTTCGTCTGTGAGTTTTGCTGGAGGTACATTTAATACACTCAGTGCAAATTTAGTTTTTTCTAAATTTTTCGGTTCATAAAATAAATCCCAGTGATCTTGATGCTTAGTTCTTGGGTCGACACCGAGGAACGGAGTTGATCTAATCTTGCTAGACTTGTCATTTTCAGCTGTTACTGACTGCCTTTTTGCTTGTTTTGTAATGCGCTCGATATGTCTTTTTCGTTCGTCTTCGCGATCATCCCAAAGTCCTTTTAAGTATTCATATTCCTCTGATGATGCAATTCTATATGCCGCGTCACATAGGGGGCTATCCCACCAATGTGCTAGTGGGCGTGTTCTTTCAGCTGCATACATTCGTTCTTTATCGTCGCTGACGTTTACCTGCGCTTCGTCAAAAAGTTTTTCCGCGAGTTCTAGGCTTCTCTTGAAGTATTCTTCTGCCGACATCGATTTTATATTAGTCCGCTCAGGAAATGCTTGGGCGGTGTTGGGAGCTGTATGCCCATTTGTTGCATCTGTAATTCCTGTTGCTAGCCAGAACGCGTAGCTCGGAAATAATCGGGCCAATGCTTCAAGCATGTCTGATGTCACTCGCTGCTTACGAGCATAAACCTGGCGCCAGCGCTTTGACGCTATTCCTGTTCGCTCTCCGAGTCGTTCCCAAAAACCATGCCCTCCGATTTTAGGTGTATCTGCATCCTCCTGGGGTTCCTGTAGTCCGGCTTCGTCTTTCAAGAGAAGAATGGCCCGATCTTCAATCGTCGTTGACATAGTTATCCAATGGTGATTAAATGCGTTAAATTGTCAAATGTCTTTAATTTAGACATTTGATTAAATATAGTCAAAAACGCTCAATAAGTTAAATACTATAGATATGGTCGATATTTTGAAGGGTTCTGAGCAACTTGTCACACAGCCATTGCGTAACTATGCGTCGCCAGTGGTTAGTCGCGAAAGGTTTGCCGAAATGGTAGGTCTGCCACTTGGCGTCGTAGTGGGCTTCATTAACAAGGGCTATTTACCGACAGTATCTATTGGCAAGTACAGCCTTGTTAATGTTGCCGCGATTCAGCGTAGTTGTTCGGAGAAGGAGTTTGTGCTGTGAGCAAGATGAAACGCGTCATTGATGCACATCACAACGTTCGCGGTGCGGAGCTGCCCGCCCGCAGCGCGGAGCGCGAGGACGGACAGCATCCGCATCGCGAAAAAACAATTCAGACAGTGAAGCCAGTTTCTGCTGAACCCCTCCAAGCTAATAGAGGGGTACATGAAGATGAATACATCGACTTAATCCTGGCTGATGGAGCCGTAAAGCAGGTGCCAAGGCGGAGTTCTTCAGAAAATAATGTTTTTATAGACTGGCTGACTTTTACAGTCAATGTCGATGCCTTTCTCAAGTTCAATAGCTATAAATCTTTTACAGATGACGATATCGCAGGGGCCATTTCGGAATTAATGGAGGATTTTTGCGGTGAGGGTTTCGGCATCAGTAAAAAGAATGGTTTTGGAATGCATTTTCACAAAGAAAGTTATGTGATTGGTGACGGTTGGGGCGTGTTTTGTATTGGTCACAGGAATAATCGTTTTCTCGTATCTCTGTCCGGTGACGGATGGCTGAATGCCGATGCTAACGCCGCAATAAAAATCTATAACTTCCTCACTCGTCTCAATGAATACGGCGGTGACGTGCGCATCAGTCGTATCGATATGGCTGCTGACTATTATGAGAACGGGCCAACTCACGCAGAATTTGAGGCCGCATATCACCGTGGGGAGTTTGTCCGTCAAAAGCGTCATATTGAGTCGCCTGATTCCTGGCCTAACTATCAAGTATACGGATGTGTGCATACCAATCGCGGAATGCAGGCTGGTATTACGGACGCTGTGGGCGTTAGAACCTCTGACCTCTATTTGCGTCGCTATGACAAAGGGCGTCAGTTAGGTGATCCAAACTCTACTTGGGTTCGTGTCGAGTTGGAAATGAAAAACAAAGACACGTTTATTCCCCTGGACGTGTTGCTTCACCCTGAAATTTATTTCTGCCAATACCCATGGCTTGGGAGCTTGCGTGATAGCACCGCAATGAAACTTGAGACTAAGCGTCAACGTGCAGAAATAACGGTTGAAGCGTCAAAGAAAATAATTAAACAGCAATTCGGAAAGTATCTGCGTGTCCTGCGTGGGTTGGCTGATTCGGACGAGCAATTGCTTGAACAGTTGCAGTCTGACGATGAGAACGCATGGCCACCACGATTGGCAAAAATTGCGCCATCAATATTTGTTCCGCTCCATCTATCCCAAAGAAAAAACGTCTATCAATTTGACGACGATACAGCCACATCTGCGAACGGCTACACAGATGACTCCGGCTATCACTGTAGCCATGATTTCTAAACACCCTAAAGGAATTGACAATGAAATTCACATCGCAAATCAAAGTGCTCGGCATGAAAGCATCTAAAGGTACGTTGGAAAATGGGAATACTTATGACAGTACGAAGGTGTATGTCGAAACTGGCCTGGATGATTCCAAGGGAAATGCCAAGGGATTCTCTGCTGTTGAATATTCGTTGGGATCTTCTGATGAATACAACAAATATAAGCATTTGCCATTCCCATTTATTGCTGAGGCCACTTTGGAAATCGTCACCACCGGCAAGGTTCAAAAAACACAGCTAGCCGATCTTAAGCCACTTGAAATCGTTAAGCAGAAAGCGGCGGCTTAAATATGAGGCGCGTTTTCATTGTTCAGGACAGGGAGAGCGCGCTGTTTCTTTGTCCGCATTTTGGTGACGTAAGTTATACGCCATGGTTAGGAAACGCTGGACGGTTTTATGACTATGAGTCTGCTGTAGAAACAGCTCATGTCCATTGCACCGAAGGATTTTCGATTGAGTCATTTTATGAGGACCTATGATGGCGGCAGGCTCATTGCAGACAGTACTTGTTTGCGTTCCTTCTCAGTTTGGGCAATCCCCGTGTCCATCCGGAATGGCGATCAGCAGCATGCAGGGTTACATCATTGATCCTTCGCAAGCGCAAAACATAGAAGCACAAAACGCACCATTCGATTATGCGGCTGCAAGTGCCCTTTGGAGCTTGTCGTTCTGCTTTGTTATCGGTCTATTTTTCGCCAGCAAGAAAATCGGAATTCTTCTCAGCTTTATTCGCGGTTATTGATTTTTACCGTCGCCGGACGGCCTCCGGCATTTTTATGAAAGGTATTTATGAACAAAATTACTCAACGCGGTGTGGTGATGGTTGGTGCGTTGGTCTCTGCATCGGGTGCGATGGCTGCTACCGCCCCCGATTTGTCGGGGCTTACTGCGGCAGTTGATTTTTCGTCGGTATTGACTGGCGTAGTTGCGATCGGAGTGGCGGTTGCAGGCGTCTATGTCCTGATTCGGGGAGTAATGTCAATGCCGGACTGAAGATGTACCAAATGGCACGTTAAAAGTGTACCAATCAGGGTTAAATAAAAGAGCCGTTGAGGCCCTGGATTCTTCTCTTTT